CTTCGGGTATGAGCCATCTTTTCGCCTGTTCGCAATATCGACCCAATTTTCCTTTACCCATGCTCGTAAACCTTTTTCAGCCATTATGAATTCTTTCCGTAGGCTTTTCCTTTTCCTCTCTTAGCTAATTTACATCCTTTTACAGATCCACCTTTTCTAAAGTTTATTACTTTACTAAGATCCATCTTACCTCTTTTTTGAGAATCACTAACTGTTTCTAAATCAGTATCTAAGCCACTATCTTTTTTCTTTTTTGTGATGTATTCAGGTTTCTTTTCTTTTTTTGTGATGTACTCAGTTTTCTTTTCTTTTTTTGTGATATACTCAGGTTTCTTTTCTTTTTTTGTAATGTACTTAGAAGTTTTTTCTTTTAAATTTTTTAAACTTTCTAAATCTGCTAAATCAATTTTTGATTTTTTAGTAATATAGTCACTCATTACACCTCCACCATCATAGTCATATCAATAAGACCACCGTCAGCTGCTTTTTTACGTTTTTTCTTTTTGCCACCTGGTGTAACTTTACCAGAGCAAACAGCTGATGCATACATATTAGCATAGGCGCTAGGGTACACCTTAAATTTACGCTTTGCTGCGGCCTTACCTCTTGGACATAGTTTCGCCATGTTAAACCTTCTTTGCTAAATTTTTATCTATTTTCATTTGCACTTTTTCAGGTAACTTTGAAAAATTTTTTGCTTGTGTACCTGTGGCATACATTTTTCTTTTCGCCATTCCACCACCCATCATTTTTTTTCTGGGTCTTACGCCGTAATCATTTCTCATTTTTT